GCCACACCATCGCGTCCCTCCTTTCCACCGACCGCGGAGCCGAGCCGTTCCTGAAGGGCGTGTCGATCAGGGGTACATGGGCGGGAACTGTCCGCCGTGTCAGGGGCTCCGACGGGCAGCACGTGGAGACCGCCGACGACCTGGAGATCGACGGCCTCGACTACACGCGTTCGCCCGGCGTGCCCGGTGCCGGCGTCGAGCGGTTCGCGTGGGCCAAAGACGGCGCGAATGAGACCACCGAGCGGGTCGCCATCTACGAGAGCGTGCAGGAGGCAAGGGTGGCAATCACCGAAGAGACGGCACCGACAAGGATCACCGAGGGACAATCCGCCGCGATCCGGGAGGCCGCCCGGGCGGTGCTGCCCGTCCGGGAGGCGCACCAGCTCGACAACGGGACGTGCGTCACCTGTGCTACCGAGGCGAAGGACCCGCAGAAGCCGTACGGCGACGTCACCTACGCCGACCCCGGCTACCAGAAGGACGGCCAGAAGCGGTACCCGCTCGACACCGAGCAGCACATCCGCGCGGCCTGGTCCTTCATCAACCAGGCCAAGAACGCCGGGCTGTACACCGCCGCTCAGCTCAAGCGGATCAAGGGGCGGATCAAGGCCGCGCTGAAGAAGATCGGCGCGAAGGTGACCGCCGAGGGCTGGATAATCGACCCCGCCGTGCGGATCAGCGAATCGGTCGCGGAATGGTACGGCGCCGATTCGAGCACCGCCGGCTCCTACAGCATCTCCGCGTCCAACGGCCCGACGAACATCTGTATCAGCAGCTACTGCGTCGACCCGGCCGACCTGGAGGAGATCCTCCGGGCGGCCTGCGAGGGCGCGTGCAAGGCGCTCGCCACCCTCGACATCGACGTGCCCGGCGCCGGCGACACTGACGACCCGGACGGCGACGCGGACGACCTCGCCACCAGGCTCGCCGCCGCGATCAAGGGCGAGTCGGGCGAGCCGCTCGACACGCTCATCCACGAGGCCCGCACCGCCGCGGGGCTCACCCCACCGGACCCGGCGCCGACACCGGACGCCGCACACCCACAGGAAACGGAGGCTCCCGCCGTGAGCGAGACCACCACCACCCAGGAGGCGGCCGGGGCGCCGGCGGCTGCGCCCGCTTCCACCAGCATCCCCGCCGACGCCCTCAAGGCGGCCGTCGACAAGGCGATCGCCGACCGCAAGGCGGCCAAGAAGGCCCGCAAGGCGGCCCGCGCGGGCACGACCGAGACCGTCGCGCCCGCCGCGCCGGTCACCGAGACCGACGACGAGCGGATCGCCCGCATCGTCAACGAGCGCGTCCAGGCCGGCCTCGCCGAACACGGCCTCGCCGAGACCGAGGAGCAGCGCATCGCACGCATGGTGGAGGAGCGCATGGTCGCGGAGCGGCTGCGCATCACCGCCGCGGGCGGCGGCCCGCCCCGCAAGGGCCTCGAGGCCGGTGGTGAGGTGAACGAGGCTGCCGGGCAGCGCGCCGCCGACGGTCTCAACCCGACCACGGGCATGCCCGCCGAGTGGGGCAGCAAGCCCCTCCACGAAATGTCGCAGGAGGAGTTCGACCAGCGCACGGGTCCGGCCGTCGTCCGGCACGTCCTCGGCGCCAGGGCCGAACTCCTGTCCTGACCGAACTCCCCGCCTCCGTTTCAGGGGCCCGGGCCGCGAAGTCGCGTCCCGGGCCTTCGCATACCCGCATCACCCCCTATGGCCGCCAGCGCCGAGTTCGGCGCTGGTGTCACGCGCAGCAATGGCCGCCCCATCCACCTCACACGATGAGAGGAGGGCGGCCCAATGCCGTCCGAGCTTCGCGAGGCGCTCACCGCTGCCGGTGCCAGCGCACTCGTCCCCAAGATCATCGATCCGATTCTTGTTGAGTACCAGCGCCGCTACTCGCCGCTGGTCCGGTCGATCCCCATGCAGCCGTGGGCATCCGACACCTACTACTTCAACCAGCGGACGAACGTGGCCAGTGGCGGGTTCGTGCCCGATGGTGGTGCCCGGCCCGTCTCCAACTCCACGTACCAGCAGCTCAACTACCAGATGAAGCACGTGGAGACCGTCGGCGCCGTGACGGGCTACGCGCAGGAGGTCACCCGGCAGGTCATCGGGGACCTGCGACAGACGGAAATCCAGGGCTCCATCCAGGGCTACTACTGGGACGTCGAAGCCGGCATCTGCTGGGGCAACGCCGCTGCCACCCTCAACCAGGCCCAGCCGCAGTTCGACGGCCTGGACACCCTCGTCAGCGACTACACGAGCGGGTATAAGAACACCCTCGACAAGACCGGCGGCACGTTCGCGCTGTCGTACCTGGACGAGCTGATCGACATGGTCGAGTCGAACGCGGCGATGCCGGTGTTCGACCCGACGTGGATGTTCGTCATGTCCAGCACGATGCAGTCGAAGGTCGCGCAGTCCCTCGTCGGGCAGCAGCGCTTCAACGACACCGTCGAGGTCGCGGCGGGCCTGATCGTGCCGAGCTACCGCAACATCCCGATCCTGAAGACGTCGTTCCTGTCCGCGCGCGGCTACAGCCTCGGGACGGTCACCCCGACCACGGCGACGACCGGCGGTTCCCTGGCGGCGGCCACGTACTACTACGTGATCTCCCCGGTGATCGCCCGGCAGGGCGAGATCCTCCCATCCGTGGAGGTCTCCCAGGCCACCACCGGCTCCACGTCGACAGTGACCCTGTCGTTCACGCCGCCGACCGGCGAGGACGGGCTGTCCCCACAGCTCTACAAGGTGTATCGGTCCACGAGCGCGGGCGCCGAGACGTTCCTCGGCTACGTCGACGCCACAGTCGGCCTGGCCGCCGACGGTGTCACGCCGATCGTCACCAACCAGATCGTCGACACCGGCACCGCGCTGGTTCCGCAGCAGTCCAGTGGATCGGTCGTGCCCGGCACGCTCCCCACCGGCTACTACGGCACGAACGTCTCCATGAAGCCCACCGCGACCGGTCAGGAGAACATCTACCTGATCTCCCGCAACCGGCTCAACGTGTGCCGCCCGTACGTGCGTGAGGCCAAGCCCGTCGACGTGTACCCCACCACCGCGGCGCCGGACACCCTGCCGTACGCGGTCATCGGCGACATGGCCCTGGCCGTGCGCGCCGCAAGGTTCGTCGGGCGCCTCACCCGCATCGTCGCGAGCCTCTGACACCATCCATCCCCGGCCCGGGCCCGCAGGGCAGCGCCCCGGGCCGGGGGTGGTGGCAGGCCATCACCCTGGAAGGAGCAGCCGCTATGTGGCTGAGTAAGGACATCGGCGGCTGCACCATCACCGGCCGCGACGGCAAGGTCTACGCCTGGCCCCGCAACGACGACGTGTGCGAGGTCCCCGACGACCTCGGCACCGACCTGCTGCGCCTCGGCGGATTCAAGGAGGTCCCGCCTCCCGACGCGCCGGCGCCCATCGCACCCGACGGCGGCGAGCCGGGTGGCGACACCACCGACACCGAGCGCGGCACCGAGCCCGCTGGCGAGCCCGAGCCGGCGCCCGCCAAGGCGGCTGTTCGCCGGACTCGCAAGCCCGCCGTCCACGCCCAGTAACCCCCTCCCGTCAGCCGCAGGACTACCGCACGCCAGAGGGGTGATCAGTGGCCGACTCCGTCACCCCGCTGTGCACGGCCGCCCAGTTCAACGAGGGCGCGTTCGCCGACCTCGCCCGCACCTACTCGACGGACGCCCTCAACGACATCCTCATCGAAGCGACACGGGTGTGCGAGGACGAGACGCAGCGGCGGCTCGCCCCGTTCACCGGCCTGACCGAGACGGTACGGGCCGACGGTGTCGACCCGGATGAGTACACCGACGCCGCCAACCTCCCGATGGACATCCAGTCCACGCTCGGCGCGTCCTACGCGCAGGCGCTCGGCGCGTCGTCCCTCGTCCGCCACTGCTGGCTGTCGGAGTTCGCGCCCCGCTACCAGGACCTGTGGACCTACAACAACGCGTCGATCACGATCATCCGGTCCTACGGCGGCACCCAGGACGTGTCGGCGGCGCAGATCCTCAACGGCCCCGAACCCGACACCGGCCACCTCTGGTTTCAGCTCGGCATCTTCCTGCCGATCGGTTCCCGCGTGCAGGTCACCTACGGCGGCGGCTACACGGTGGCGATCCCGGCGTCGCTCGTCCGGGCCTGCAAGTACATGGCCGCCAGCATCATCGTCCGCGAGCTCGACCCGACCGCCTCCGGCCACGACGCCGACGAGCTCCACGTCGACGCCCTCATGTACCTCAGCTCCTGGGAACGGTCGTGAAGCTGCCCGCCCTCAAGAAGAAGAGCACCCCGAAACCCAAGGTCAAACGGGTCGTCACCGCCAAGCAGAAGAAGGAACGGCACGCGGCTGCGAAGAAGGCTGCCGCCACACGGAAACGGGAGCGGGCCGCAGAACTGAAACACCGCGGCCGTAACGTGAAGCTTGAGGTCAAGTGGTCGCCCGGCGTCGACGTCGCCTCGTGCGGCGCCGAGGCCATCGCGATCTCCGCGCAGCTCGCCGGCCATCTCGTCACCGACGCGCAGATCCTCGACCTGTACTGGCGCACCGCCACCCACCCGGACCAGGGCGGCCGCCTCGAGGACCTCCTCGCCGAGGTCCTCGACCACGGCATCGGCGGGATCCGCCCGACCGCAGTCGCCCTGGCCGTGTGCCCGGCCGACGGGCTGCTCCTGGGCGTCGAGCTGGCCGAGCCACACGCAGTCGTCCTCGCCGGGCCAGGCGTATGGTCGTGGGGCACCTGGTGGCCGCTCACTCGCCCGCTCGAGGTGACCGAGGCGTGGGCGGTCCGCTGGCCGGAGGTGATGCCCTGTGACGACTGCTGATGCCGTTGACCGCGAGACGGCGTGGCTCACCAACTCGGGCGACGGCCTGCCTGCCCTGCTCGCTGCGGATGGCGGCCCGTGGGACCTGATTCAGGCATACCAACCGCGCACACCGCCCACGCAGGAGCGGTCCATCTTCGTGCTGCGCCTGGAGTTCGACGACGACCGGTTCGACAACGTCCGGAAGATGGTGAGCTACTCGTTCGCGCTGCGCGTGAACTGGCCGATTCTCGCCAGCACCGGGTCCGCGGAGGACGAGCAGCGCGCCCTCGACGCGGCAATCTGGCAGCTCCTGCAGCGTGTCCGCGGCCCTGAGTTCGACAAGACCCACGGCGGCCGCTTCACCAGCGTTGGCGAGAACCCGGGGAAGATCCGCTGGCGGCAGGACGACCCGCTCAAAACCATCCCCGCCAAGGTCCTCACCGGCGAGTTCAGCTACTTCGCCGACGACGAAGAAGAAAACGTCTGACCTAGGCTTCCACTCCCTGTTCAAAATCCTGGCGCCTGTCGGCGTCTCTTCCTGCTGCCTGGAGGCGCCCATGTCGCGGATGTACCGCAACCACACCGGAACCCGGATCGAGGTCCGGGGGTTCCTGCGGCGGGACGACTCCGCCAAGCCACCCCGCAAGGCGATCGTGTGGCCCGCAGAGGTGATCGACCTCGACTGCCTGATCGAGCCCGGCGGTGTGGTCCACGACCCCGCCGTCCACGGCGTGATCACCGGCCTGACCGAGCTGACCGCCGACGAGGCGAAGGCGTTCCTCGCCGAACCGGCCGGCGACACACCGCCCGAGCCGGAAACCGCCGTCAAGCGCAGCACCAAGGCCGCGAAGGAGACCGCGCGATGACGTACCTGTCCCGCCTCGCCAGCCTGGGCCTGGCGAAGGAGACCACGCAGGGCACCTATGTGGTCCCCACCGACAGCTTGCCGTTCAACACGGCGAAGTTCACCGACACGATCGAGCCGCTCCGCGACGAGTCCGTCCGCAGTAACGACGCCGTCCTGCAGGGCCTCTACCAGGGGACGTGGACGAGTTCGTGGGAGATCGAGCTGAACTCCTACGGCGACATCTGCGGGCATTTCCTGCGGGCGCTGATCGGCCCGGACACGCCCACGGCGGGGGTCTCCACCACCCTGTCGTCCTCCACGACGGTGGGCGCCACGTCGATCAACTCGACGGCGACGATCCCCGTCGGATCCACCATCATGATCGACACCGGGGTGAAGATCGAGTATGCGGTCACCGGTACCCCGTCCGGGTCGGGGCCCTACACGATCCCGATCACGACACCGGGCACGGGCCTGACGATCGCGCACAGCTCCGGGCAGGCCGTCGTGTCGCAGACGACCCACACGTTCGCGCAGGCCCGCACCTCCTCGACGGTGTGGCCGAGCTACAGCCTGACCGTCAACGACGTCGTCGAGACCCGCGGGTTCCCCGGCCAGGTGTTCAGCGACCTGGC